ATGGAGTGAGTAATGGCTATACCTGGATTTAAGTTCGTAGATACTTGGAAGTTTAGAGAAGCAGCTATCTACTTTGAGCAACATGGTTGTTACGATGATGGAGGAGTTGAAGGTACTCTTATATATGATCAGTATTGGACAGAACAAGAAAGAAGATGCCTTGAAGGACATACTGCTAACATAGGAGGTCATAATGTAAGGATAAGTGGGTATCACTACTTCTACTTAAACTTCTGCCCTATTGAGCAAGTGTTAGCTGTGAATAATGGTAAAGATAAAACTAAGAGAACTGCTGCTAAAAGGTTTACCAACTTTCCTAAGTTTTGGGACTTAGACTGGATATACTTTACTGCTTTAGATATTGCTGAGTATGGTTTACCTGGAGATACTTACGAAGAGCAAGTTGCATATTATGAAAGTCTCCCTTTAGAAATAGACCTTGTTTTAGATGAGGATAATATTGGAGGAGGTAAGCATTTACTCTGGTTAAAATTTAGGGGTTGTGGTGCGTCATGGAAAGGAGCCTCTATGCCAGCAAGAAACTTCTTTTTCATAAGACATAGTAACTCTTACATGTATGCAGATAGTACTCAGTACTTAACCAAAGATGGTGTGTTTACTAAGTTTGAGTTGTATAAAAACTTCATAAACCTTAACACTCCTTTTACTAAGTTTACTGACGTTAAGAACTCAGCAAACGAGATGCATATACGAGCTTCACATAGAGACCTTTCTGGTAATGAAAAAGGTTATATGTCTGAGGTTATGGGAGTTACAGTTAACGGTAAGCCCGATTCTGTGAGGGGTAAAAGAGGCAAGGTAGTTCTCTTTGAAGAGTTTGGTACTTTTAATAAAGGAGGCGATGTATTTTCAGTAACTAAGTCTTCTTTAGAGGAAGCCAATTTAGTGTTTGGCACAGCTATTCTTTACGGTACTGCTGGTATTGACGGTAAAGCTTTTGAAACTATGGAAAAGATGTTCTATAGTCCTAAAGCTTTTGGATTACTAAGATTTCACAATACTCTTGATGATGACTTGATAGGGACTGAATGTGCTCTTTTTACACCTGCTGATTATAATGTTGCTAATGTAGATGCTGAAGGTAACTCTAACAGAGAAGTTACTAGAATGTTTATAGAGAAAGAGAGAGCTATTATAGGTAAGTCCTCTGATGCTAATGATGCAGCTAAGGCTAAGATGGAGCATCCGTTAAGACCAGGAGAAGCGTTGCTTAGATCTAACGATAGTATTTTACCTAAAGCAGAACTCTTAGCTTGGAAGACTGAGTTAGTAGCATCTCATCAATCTAGAACTGCTGTTTACGGCTTCTTTGATGGAGATGCTTTTAAGCCTAATCCTGATGCAAGACCTATTATAACTTTCCCTCATAAGAAGACTGATGTTATAACTGGGTGTGTAACTGTCTGGCAATCACCATATAAGAAAGACGGATATGTTCCAGATAACTTGTATATAGTTTGTGTCGATCCATACATGCATGACTCTTCTCAAGGAGATTCCTTAGGAGCGGCTTATGTGATTAAGAATATTAACAACTTCAGTAAGCCAGATGATCAGATAGTAGCTTCTTTTGTAGGGCGACCTAAGACTATGGATGAGTTTCATAGAAATGTAGAGAAGTTGGCTAGGATGTATAACGCTAAGATAGGTTATGAGAATAATGCGGGCCAAGGATTACTTAGTTACTTTAAGAGTAAGAACTTGCTAACCATGTTGGCTAAGGAGTTTGAACTAGGATATAATGAGAATGTACCTAAAAGTACTGTTAAGCGAGGGTTCGGTATGCACATAGATGGTTATCGTAAGAAGTTAGGTATAAGTTACTTAGCTGACTGGTTAACTAAACCTTGGATGACTGATGAAAACGAAGTTCAACTATACAACTATCATAAGATATACGACTTAGGTTTGCTAGAAGAGCTTATTAAGTTTTCTGAAGATCGAAACGTAGATAGAGTCTCAGCTATGATTATAGCCATGTTCCACATGAAGGAGATAGAACACAAACTTAAAGGTCCTGTAAGTGACAAACGTAAGAAGAAGATAGATCCTTTCTTTAAAACTGTACTATATAAAGAATAACTCTTATATTTGTAAAAAACTACCTACTATGGCTTTAGCTCAGAGACAACGTATTCCAGCTAGCGAAAAGAACGCTGACTGGAAGATAAATAACTTAAAGTATTTTTATGAAAGATGTAGACCATATAACGCTCATTTTGATGCTTTATACAGAGCTGCTATTGGTGAACTTGACATAACAGAATACTCTTACTTTTTAAACCCTTGGGGTAATGTGGTTCAAGATAGACCTGAGTTGCAGTCTTATCCAGCTAAGATGAGAAACATCCCTATCATACCTGAAATATTTAACAAGTTAGTTGGTGAGATGAGAGATAGACCTCTTATCAAGTCAGTAAGTGTTAGTAACCCAGATATGATGAACAAGAAGAGGTTTGAGGAAGCTCAGATTATAAAACAACATCTACAACAAGTTTACATAAACGAGTTAGAAGAGTTGGGTTATGATACAGGACAAGAAGCTAAACCTGTAGAACCTCTTAATCAGATAGTTGAAAGATTTAATAATAGTTGGGTAGATTCTAGAGTTATAACTGGGCAAGAAGTACTTAACTTTATTTGTGATGACTTAGATATTCCAGAAAAGTTTATAGAAGGGTTTAAGAACTGGGTTGTAACTTCATGTGTTTACTCTATTAAGGATGTAATAGGAGACGATGTAGTTTACGATATTGTCAATCCTTCTTATGTTGGGTATGTTAAAGACGACTCTACTAAGTTCATAGAAGATGCAGAAGCAGCTATGGTTATCAGAAGATTTACTAGAGCTTCTTTTGTAGATAGGTATTCAGAGATAATCAAAGAAGACCCTGACTATGAAGATATACTAGACTACTTCGATAAACCAGAAAGACATTCAGTAGATAACATATATACTTACGATGGGTATTCTGCTAATCAAGGAGGGGATTCTGTTAGATTTACTAGAGATGGTAACTTTACTTGGTTAGGAGATACCGTAGAAGTTGGTTACATTAACTGGACTTCTGAAGAGCTAGTCAGAGTAGTAGCTATCCCTAATGAGATGGGAGAATATGAGCAAGTTGATATGCCTGAAGAATATAAGGTTGATGCTGAGAATGGTGAATACTTAGTGGAAGAGTTTTGGAGAACTACTAAATGGGAAGGTTATACAGTAGACAAAAACAAGTTCTTCTTTGGCTGTAGACAGATACCTATTCAGAGAAACAAGCTTAACCGTAAGTCTAAATGTAAGAACTTGATTAACGGCAGAGTTAAACAGTTAGGTAACAGAAGACAATTGTCTCTTATAGAGTTACTTATGCCTTTCCAACATCTATACAACATAGTTCATTACAAGTTGATGAACACTTTAGCTAAGAACAAAGAGAGATTGTTAGTTATGCCAATGGGTCTCATACCAAGCAAAGATGGTTGGGATACTTATACTACAATGTTCCATGCCGATGCGACAGGAATCCTCTGGGTAGATGAGTCTAACGAACAAGCTCAAATAGCTCTTAATGCAGTTAAGTCTATTGATATGTCCTTAGGTAATATTATCTCTGAAACTCTAGGTTTACTTGGCGCTATCAAGTCTCAAGCTGAGTCTATGGTAGGTATGACGCCTCAAAGGAAAGGACAAGTAGGTAATAGAGATGGCGCATCTACTACTCAATTAGCTCAAGCTCAGTCTTATCAGATCTCTGAAGATATGTTTGCTGAGTATGAGAAGTTCCAAGAGAATGAGTTGAATGGTCTCCTTGATATATCTCGCTACGCTTACATCAATGGTAAGAGAGCTAGTTACATTACAAGTGATGGTAGATTAGCAATACTAAACTTAGATGAAGGGTTAGGAGACTTCTCTTCTGCTGAGTTAGGGGTAAGAGTTAAGAGTGCTTCATCTGAGAAGAAAAAGATGGAGAAGATGGAGAACATGGCTGAAACCTTAGCTTCACAAAAAGCTAATCCTTCTATGTTAGCTACTATCTTACAGACTGAGACTATGAACGAGTTGATAGATAAACTAGCTGCTATTGAAGAACAAGAGCGTCAGTATGAGTCTCAGAACCAACAGGCGCAAAGAGATCATGAAGCTAAGATGTCTGAAGCTTCTATTAAAACAGAGCAAGATAGACTTAAGTTAGAGTACTATAAGGTTGACTCTAATAACGATACTAAGAAAGAGGTTGAGCTTATTAAAGCGGATACTGCTATGATGGGTATGGACTTAGATAAGAATGGAGTGGCCGATAGCTTACAAATAACACAACAAGCATTAGCTAGAGATAAACAGTTCTTTGATCAGAGTGTAGCTCAGTCTAAGCTTAAGCAAGAAGCTGATAAGAACAGTCATTCTAAGTATCTAGAGAAAGCTAAGCTTGATTTAGAGAAGAAAAAATTGGACCAAGGAGATAGGAAGTTATCTATTGAGAAGTACAAAGTAGACACTCAGCTAAAGATAGCTAAGGAGAACAAGAACAAGCACGATAGTAAGTAACACTTTAAGGACTTGGATATTTTTATCTGAGTCCTTGTTTGTTAAGAAGAAAAAGTATTATATTTGCAACAACTAATAACAACAACTAAGAATGGAAGACGAACTATTGCTTGACATGGGAGCTATTAA